TTAATGACATTCTCAACATTAAGCACTCTAACGCTAACTGGCATTTTTCTCCTGCTCAACCTCGGACTGTATTACAGAAATCGCCATCAACCAATCCAACAAAGCGGCTGGTTGTTCATCGACTTCTGCGGGAGTCCAACCAAAACGGTCTGCAAAAATAAAATAGCGGTATTCTTCATCGGGATAAGAAAACGCGGGATGGCGTTCTCCTCCCTTCATTAACCATTTTAGTCTTTGAAGTTTTCGGTAATCACTTTTGGGTCAGCATCCGCCTCGATTGATTTTGACAACTGAGGGAATAAAACAGACATATAACTCTCAGACTCTTTTGCCAAAACATCATAGTCAAGAATTTCTAATTCACCCAAACTTGCAATATCGACAGATGGCAAAGTTAAATTAAAACTCCAACTCTCAATTAACACCGCAATAATATTTGCTTGAATAGAATACGCGGCACCCGCATCCATCTCAGCATCAGCATTAGATAAGACCCTTGCACGATCCTTTTGCTTTAAACTTTTAGGGTCACGCAAAACAACTATTTCCTCAGAAACAGGCAGTTTAATTTCTTTACTCATTATTTAATTCCTTCCTAATCTTCCTTAATTAATAATAAGTGATGGGGTTCAGTTGGGCAAGGAAGGTAGCCCAGCGTGAGAGGTTTGAACCCCACCACACTTTTTTGTTACTGGTAAATGTTTGCGCCAATAGTGTTCTGCAAAGTCCACTTAATAGGAGAATATCCACCTGTTGAACCTGCATCTGTGGTATTAGCAACACCAGTCAAATCGACCATAACCTCAACAAAATCCTTACTACGATCAATAACCGCGGCTGTGTAAGCACCCTTAGAAATTGTTGCAGAAATCTGAGTTGCACTAGCACCTGAACCCTGAGCCCAGTTAATCGTAAGCGGATACTGGTTGTTGCTTAGGAAATTAGTTAATTGTGAATCATCTTCCATTACAAACTTTAATTGACCTTTAACTTCTAGTGGTCCAAGGAAAATTGCATAAGGATTACGAGGATTAGTTCCTCCACCATTCAATCCAAAAATTGGGTTTGCACTTCTGGTCATAGTGATTGAACCCTCAACCGCGTTAGCAATCGTTGCAGAGTTAATACTTACAGTTGCAGCCCAAACAGGAGTTGGGAGAACGGTAGACCAAGATGGAGCAGTTGCCGCGGTCTGAGCAGATGCAAAACCCGTAGCCTTAGCATCATATTCAAGCAGACCTTCTGAACTGAAATTAAAAGCCAAATCGTGAATTTGACATCCTGCATAGGCTCTGTTTTGTGCGGTATAAAAATCCGTTAGCGTAAACGCGGTTGGCTGTGTATCACTTCCAACTGAGCCAACACTATTTTTAAGCGAAATAATGTGCGTGTTAGGCGTTCCAGTTGTTGTTGCAACTGAACCTAATACTCCACCCAAAGCCCAACCAATAGTGTCCGCAAAAGCCGCACCGCCAAACTCAAAAGTGCTGTGCTGTCTTCCCTGAATATAAGCATATTCTTTAACACTAGATCCCCTTAGACCTTCATCAAACAAAGGAGCAACAACATCAATCGGCTTAATCTTGCCAACAGCAACAGGGATGAAAGCAGTTGGAGAAACCGCAGTTCCCTTAGTGGCTTCTTTTGCTACACCGAGATAACTTCTTACAGAACCTAAAACAGCCATTTAATTAACTCCTATTTTCTTAAACCTAATTTTGCGAATCATCAACACTTGTTGTGTCTGATTCGACATTTATTTTAGCGGTCTTACCGCCAACAATACTTAAACCCTCATTAGTTAAACCATCAGGTCCATCAAAAGTGTCGCCATCCTTGACCACTAAAACATTTCCATCTTTATCAAACAAAGAGGGAAAAACCATTTCACTACCAGAATATTTATATGTAGCCATTTTAAAACTCCTAAGCCCTAATCATCTCTGTAACTAAAAACGATATTGCCGCCCAGATCTCCGTGGCTCCACCATCATTAGTTTTAGGTTCTCCATACTGGACAGTTATCGCAGGTTCTGCAACTTGAAAAATAACATCTCCATCAGATAAACCTAGTCTATGCCCACCCGCCCTTAATCTGCTTTTAATTGCATCAATAATTGCATCAAAATCGAACATAGCATCCTGAGCCAAGTTTTGCATTGAGTGAGTGAAAACTTGAAACTCCACCGAATAATCGATTCTCTTCCAACCATCGTAAGCCCCACCAAGAGCAATTCTTTCCTCATTCTCAGAAGAAATAAACACCATCCCCGCGGCTCGCGTTAATTGACCCGCAGCAGAATTTTGTTCAAAATTAATACGCTTAGGGAAACTTGTGAACACTTGATTAAGGTTAGGAATCCCCGCATCAGCCACCCATTGAGCAACATTCTGGCGAACAGTAACTCGACTCATCGAATACGCCTAAACGGTTTCAACAATTCTTGTGCGTGAGCAATATCAGTTCCGACCATCTGCGCCCCTGCTATCTGCTGGCTTGGTGCATTGGTTACCGCCATCACCAGCGAGGCATCTCCACGGATTTTAAGGTAAGCGGATGTAACCAGAATAGCCGCCTCTTTAATTGCGGCAGGAAGATTAGAAACAGAAACTCCCGTGCTGTGAGCATAAGCAAGCCCAGAACTTAGAGGCACCGTGCTAGATCCAGCCGAATAACCAGAATCAACAATCACTCTTTCTGTTTTATCTCCATCAAAAATTGTTAGCATTTCTCCCGCGATAATTCCTAGACCAGAATCAACAGTTATGCTTGTCGCCCCTGCTACCGCATCAGCCGCCAAAATAGCATTAGCGTAGCCATTAACATAAGTGTATTTAACATAAGTGACCGCCCTCGGACTAGCAGGAAAACCAAAACCCAAAGCACCTTGGTTACTCCACGCGGCAATCCCATAAGGATAAACAATTTGTTGCTCTTCCAACCACGCCTGCGAACAATCTGGAACTGAAACCAAATTAATTGGGGTATAACCAAAACTTAAACTCTTTAAAGCAACAATAGGAAAATATTTAGGATGGATTTTAATAGTTCCATCATTACTAATGCGAACTCTCTGCTGTTCCGTGTCCAAAGTAGCACCGATAACTTGATTGCAATATTGATCAATCCAACTGCTAGCCCTCGTAATCGCGTTAGTTAATTCCGCATCCTGAGCCGCCTGATTACCACCAACAACTAAATTGCCATAATCTAACGCGGTAGGAGCATTCTTAAACTCTTGCAAAGTCAAATAAGGTCTTGAATACTGTCTGCTAATTGGACTAATTGCATCAGCCATTGTCTTTTCCACACCTTCCGCAGATCCTAAAAACTGCGCTAAAACCACACTCGCAAGGGAAACCCTCAACATTCAAACTAATACCTACACCTGCCACCGTGTAGCCCTCAGCCCGTAAAACTTTCTCTAATTTTTTATCTCCCCCCGTATCAATCGCCCCAGACCTGTCCGCATTTAAAGTGCGAGTCTTACCATCCGCGGTTTCAATATTCAAACCCTTATTACCATCATTAGGCACAAGCATCCGAGTCATAAAAAATAATCCTTCCTAAGAGATAAAGGGGCGAAACCTTTTACGATTCCGCCCCTCCATCTAGGTTAAGCCTTATGCAGACTTAATACCAGTTACAACACCATTCCAAGCAGGAGCATAACCGACTAGGGTTCCACGGTAATAAGTAGAGAACTCATAAGCAAACTGGCTTACTGGCCACTGAATACCCATATAGTCCTGAACATTGACCGCAGCCCAAACATCCGAAACCTCGGTGTCTGGAATTGGCAAGGTGTAAGAAAGAACTGGTGCAACACCCTGAGGCAACCACGGGTGAACAGTTAGATTAACCAACTTGCCTGTGATTTCATTGTGTAGTCCACCAATTACTGCTCCACCAACATAATCGCCTGTTTCTGATTGAGTCAGGTTTAGACGATAGTTTGCGGTTGAACCATTCTTGATTGCATCAGACAACTGCTTACGATCTGAACCATTCAAGAAAATCTCATCTGGGTCAGCCTTAACTGTGTCATATAGCGTTCCGAAAACAGTTTGGAACTCTGCTCCAGGGTTTGCGGTAGAGAACTGTGAATTAACTTCATTAGTTACACCATTAGCAAAAATCTGAGGCAAAATACCATCATAACCATTTGCGTAAGCAGAGGTATCTGCGGTAGGGGCGGTTGTGGTTGAACTTGTGCTGTAAATGATGTGGTCATTAACAGAATTTG